GACACGGATAACATTTGACGGGGAAATCACATTTGAAACCACAGAAGAGCTTGAAATAAAAGCCGGGGAAACATACGGGGAAGTAAACGGAAAATGTCAGACAGCGGGCATTGTAGGAAATGACCTTGCGCCGGGGCAGGTGAAAGAAATTGTTGACGTTTACGACTATTATTTGAAAGCTGAAAACGTGACAAAGACAGAGGGCGGCGCAGGGGAAGAAGACGACGCTTCATACTATGAGCGTATGCGGGAGAGCATGGAGAGCTTTTCAACAGCGGGTCCGATAAACGGCTATATCTATCACACAAAGACGGTCAGCACGGCAATAGCTGACGTTGCGGCGACAAGCCCGGAAGCGGGGGTGGTAGATATTAGGGTATTGCTACAAGGGGGAGAACAGCCGACGCAGGCGGTTCTGGAGGAAATAGAAGCAGCCCTGAACGCTTCCGACGTGCGCCCGCTGACAGATATTGTCACAGTATCAATGCCGGAGGAAGACCCGTTTGAAATAGACCTGACCTATTACATAAACCGAAACAGTCAGGCAAGCACAAGTATCATAGAACGGGACACAAGGGCAGCAGTTGAAGAGTACATACAGTGGCAGACCGGGAAAATGGGAAGGGACATAAACCCGTCATACCTGATACAGTTAATCATGGCGGCAGGAGTGAAGCGGGTGGAGGTAAGAAAGCCGACATTTAAGGCTGTAGAGGAAACGCACGTTGCAAGGATTGTGCGAAACACTATGACTGTATTGAATGGGGGTGTAGAAAATGCCTAGTCCCAGAGGGATAAGAAAAGCCGGGCAGGATATATTCACGGTGAATTTTGCGGATTATCTGCCGGGGGCGTTGAAACAGGACCCAAAAATAAAAGCGATTGCGGAAGCGGTGACAAAGGAAGCGTTGACGGTCAGCGGGGAAATTGAAAATGTGCTGATATATTCCCGAATAGACGAACTGCCGGAAGCGTTGATTGACATTCTGGCGTATGATATGCACGTTGACTGGTACGACTATTCTTTTCCGCTGAAAGTAAAACGGGACATTCTGAAAAGCAGCGTAAAAGTCCATAAGAAGATGGGGACGAAATACGCAGTTGAAAAGGCACTGGGCGCACTGTACCCGCAAAGCGAAGTTGAAGAATGGTATCAGTACGAAGGGAAACCCCATCACTTTCATATTGTGTGTGACGTGACGGAAAACAGGGTGACAGCCAGCTTTCAGGAAATTATAAATGCCGTGATGATGTACAAAAGACTTTCTTCACATTTAGACGAAGTTGTATATCAGGCAAGCGTGGGTATCAGGGTAGAAACACACACAGACTTTTTTCTGTACAAGAACCCGGCAACGGGAAGCCTGCTGGCGGGAACATACCCGCAGAGGATAAGGCGGGGCGTACAGGCAGGAAGTATGATTGTAGTGGGGACGGACGCTGCGGGGTTTATCTTTTTACCGACACAGGCGGGGACATATCCATACAGAAACACGATATTCAGGCAAACAGACGCACAGATTGACGTAGAAACGGCTTCAAACGCTTTCAGGCATACAAATACACCTGCGGGGAGAATAAGGGCAGGAGAAGAGCCACAGAGAAGCTACAGAGGGGCGCAGGCAGGAACGGGCATTGAAGCGCAGACAGGAAAAGAAAGTTTTGTGTTTTCTTCCCCGGCAGCAGGAACCGCCCCGGACAGAAACACGGTATTTCAGGGAAGCGGCGCAGACATAGAAGCAGAAGGGGAGGCAGAGGGCTTCCCCTTCTTCATGCAAGCTGCCGGAACAAAACCTGAAAGAAATGTTGTCATGAGCAATTCCGAAGCCGGGATTGCGGCAGAGGAAGCCGCAGACGGCTTTTTATATACCGTAAAAGCTGCCGGGACCGTGCCAGAAAGGAACACGGGAGAAGGAGCCGGAAGCGGAGGGATTGAAAGCACGGTGAAAGCGGAGGTATTCAAGCATACAAATAAACCTTGCGGGAGCCGCAGAAAACTTTGAAAGGGGGTGAAAAACCATGCTGACACCACAGGCAATAGAAGACTTCAAAGGCTTTCTTGACAATAACATTGCGTATGCAAAAGTTACGGTGAACGGGGAAGCAAAGAAAATCCCGATTCACAGGCGGGAACGCCTGAAAGACGGGCGGGGGGCGGGTTATCTGAACATTACGCCGCAGGCGAACGGGGAAGCAAAGAAAATCCCGATTCACAGGCGGGAACGCCTGAAAGACGGGCGGGTGGCGGTTTATCTGAACATTACGCCGCAGGCGGGGACGGAAGCGACGATTCAACGGGTACAGCTTTACAACAAAAATAAGCAGTTGTGGGCAGATAAAACGGAGGACATAACGCTTTCTAATGTGCAGGAAGGGGCGTTATACCGTTTTGTCTTCCGATTTGTAGAACAGGAGGTATAAAGATGGCATACGAATGGCAGCAGTGGCAGGACCATGTTACAAAGTATGAAAACCGTTACAGAGAGATTGAAAACGACGACGGGACAATCACGCATGAAGCCGTGGAAGGGGAGGTATTGCAGCAGGGAACCCCGCAGAGCGCAACGAACTTCAACCACATGGAAGACGGCATAACGAACGCCGGGGAGCTTGCGGCACTTCTGGCAACGGAAACAATTCACATGAATCAGCGGGCGGCAGATGAAACCGGGGAAACAATTCTTCTGACCCTGACGAACGGGCAGCAGTACCCCTTCAATGATTCCGTGAAGACCGTTGCACTGAAAACGGAAAGAAACCATTTAGACTATACCGTGACAGCGGAAGTGCTGGAATACAGCGGCGGTTGCGTCGGGGATATTGAAGTAACGGAGAAGCTGGCGAACGGGTTCAAGATTGCGCATACAGGAAGCGCAAAGGAAGTCAAGCTGAAAGTGTTTGTGAAGGGGGGCTTCTACTGATGAAGGGCGCAAATGTGATTATCAGGAGCGAAGAAAGAAAGCAGCATGAAGCGTATGTGCTGCAATCTTTTGGAGTAAAGGGGAGAGGAACCCCAGAACAGCGGGAAGCAGCGGAAGTTATAGCCGCAAGGACCCGTGAAGTTGTAAAAGAAGGAGGAAGATAAGATGGCAAAAATCAAGGTTGTTGAAAAAATGCCCGGCAATCATATTCAGTATGAAGTGAAGGGCAAGAAAATTATTTTCGGTGATGATGAACTTTCCGTGAATCTGGCAAGCCGGGAAAGAGATTTTGAAGTGTCGCTGGACATTTGTATTGACAGCGAAAACGGCGTTGTTATCGGGACGGGAGGAAGGGCGCAGAAGTACGCAGCGCAAATTATCATTCCTGCCCGCCGCTATGATGTGATTGAAGACGGGGTGGACGAAAACGGAGAGCCGCGGGAAGTGCCGATTCCGATTGACTTTGATGTTACACTTTGCACAATTATTTTATGGGAGGTATAAAGATGGGAAACTTTGACGATTTATCTTTAGCGGTTGCGTCTTTTGGAGGACACAACAAAGTCATTCTTGATGATTTAGGAAAGCCGTCTATTATGGTTGGCGTTCCGAAGATGAAGTATTCCGACGTTATCACGGGCGGCACACAGGAAACTTTGCCGTGGTGGGTGGTTGAAGGGGTAGAAAAGAATGTGATTTGGGTATCAAAGTATCTGAATTGTGTTGTAAATGACAGGGCTTATTCCCTGCCTATGAAGGACCCGAAAGCGTATGTGAATTTTGACGACGCTTTACGGTTCAGCAGGAATAAAGGCGAGGGCTGGCACTTGTTACAGAACGGCGTTTTTGCTGCCCTGTCCTTATGGAGCGAGAAAAACGGCACGATTCCGAGGGGCAACACGAACTGGGACGCAAGCTATGAAAAGGCGTGGGAACGGGGCGTAAATACATATATCGACGGTTCACACGGCGGCGGCAGGACAGCGACAGGAAGCGGACCCGTAACATGGAACCATGACCACAGCGCAGCGGGCATTGCTGACCTTTGCGGGAATTGTTGGGAATGGGTGTCAGGTATGCGGCTGGTAAACGGTGAAATACAGATTATTCCTTACGGAAACGCAATGAAATCTGATTGCAGTATGGGGGTAAGTAGTACCGAATGGAAAGCGATTAAGCCGGACGGAACGCTGGTTGAACCGGGAACCGTAGGAACATTAAAAATTGACGGAACAAGCCAGACAAGCAGTCCCCGGATAAATACAAGCGTTACAGTTGCAACGACGGACGAAGGAAACAGTTATTTGAGAAACCAGTATTTCAAGAGCGTTGAAGCGGTAACGGGCGTTACAATACCGAAAATTCTGATTGCAGCAGGACTTTTCCCGGAAGCGGGCATGACTTCACCGGGCGGGTACTGGGCAAGGACGAACGGCGAAAGACTGCCTTTCCGGGGTTCGGGCTTCAGCTACACTTCCAACGGTGGGGTGGCGGCGTTGCACTTGGGCGACGCCCGTTCTGACGTCAACGACCGTGTGTCCTTCCGTTCCGCTTTTTATGAATAACTGTAAACTGATAACTGATACACTGGGAGGGCTTGCGGCAGCAAGCCCTTTCTACCAAAAACAGAAAATGCGGGGTGAAACATGGCAGGAGAAGAAAAGGAGCTGCCGGAGCTTGACCCGGTACGGGACAATGCGACGGCAGACGACTTCAAGACGAAAAATAAAGTCTATGAGCTGATACTATACACGGGACCAGAGCTTGAACAGTTTCCACGGGCGCAAAGAAGACTTGCGGAAGAGATACGGGAAACAATGCTTCAAATTTTGCGGCTTGTCGTGACATTGGAGAATAAGCACTACAAGAAGACGACGCTGGGAGAACTTGACAACGAAGTTGACGTATTACGCCACCTTGTAAGGCTTGCGGCTGACCCGCAGTATACAAGGAGCCGGAAACCCTGCCTGCCCCTGCGGAAGTATGAGAATATTTCACGCAAGATAAATGAAATCGGCTGCATGATTGGCGGCTATTATAAATCATTAAAGAAATGAGCGGGAAACCCCGCTTTTTTCATATCGGGAAAGAACCGTTATAGAGGACTTGCCGTGCCTATCCGGGGTTCGAGCTTCAACAACACTTCCAACGGTGGAGTGGCGGCGTTGAACTTGAACAACGCCCGCTCTAACGTCAACAACAATGTGTCCTTCCGTTCCGCTTTTCCTCTACAGCCAGAAGTCACGTTCACAAGTGAGCGTGTCCCGTGCGTACAGGGTTAAAAGGGGTTCTTTTCCGTTCCAAAGGCGACTGGGAAACCGGGGACTGTAGGAAGAAGATTGAATTGTCGGGAAGATAGTTAGTAACTTTGTAAGACAGAATCAGGATTTTGTCTTACAGGGCGAAAGTCAGCCGAAAGACTGAATGAATATATCACGTTTGAAACGGAGTGGTGGACCGGAGTAAATTTGCCCGACACATTTTTGTTTGCAGGAGGTAAAAACCATTGAAGAAGATAAAGGGAATTTTCCCGAAAATCTATGACTTTGAAAATCTGTTTTGTGCATACAAAGCGGCTATCAAGTGCAAAAGATACAGACAGGACGTAATGGAGTACACGGACCGGCTGGAAGATAACCTGATTATCCTGCAAAATGAATTGATATGGGGACAGTACAGCGTAGGAAGGTACAATATTTTCTATGTGTACGAACCGAAAAAACGCCTGATAATGTCACTATTATTCAAAGACCGGGTGGCACAACACGCCATATACAGGCAGGTAAACCCGATTTTTGAAAAGAAGTTCATTTTCGACAGTTACGCTTGCAGGGTAGGGAAGGGGACGCACAAGGCAATAGACCGCCTGCAATATTGGTTAAAGCAGACCGACAGGAAGCCGAAGAAATACTACTATCTGAAATTAGATGTATCAAAGTATTTCTACAGGATAGACCACGGCATTTTGAAGAAGATTCTTGCAAAGATGATTGATGACCCGCCACTTTTAGACCTGCTGGCGAAAATCATTGATTGCGAAGACACAAAATTTGGATTGCCGCTGGGCGCAGATATAGGGGACGTTGCGTTTGACAGAATGTTAGATGATGTGGGCTTGCCTATAGGAAATCTGACTTCACAAATGTTTGCGAACCTGTATTTGAATGAGCTTGACCAGTTCTGCAAGCACAAATTAAGGTTACACTTCTATATCCGATACATGGACGACATTATAATTTTACATGATGATAAAAAGTATCTGGAAAAGATAAAACAGGACATAGCCGTATTTCTGGGAAAGAAGCTGAATTTGCAGTTAAACAACAAAACCTGCATACGCCCGACAAGTATGGGTATTGAGTTTGTAGGCTTCCGGGTGTGGGCGACACATAGGAAGTTAAGGAAGAAGACTGCAAAGAAGCTGAAAAGACGGCTGCAATATATGTTCCATGCCTACACAATAGGCGAAATTGACAAAGACACGCTTGACAGAAGCGTTGCTTCATACCGGGGAATATTAAAACATTTTGAAAGCTACGGACTGCGAAAAAGTTTGAATGAAATGTATAAAAAGGAGGTATGCGGAAATGTCACAGGAGCTATTGCAGACAGCGAAAGAGATTCTGGCGTGGCTTGCGGCGGCAGGGATAATAATTGACCTGACCCCTGGCATTAAATTTCAGCCCGTGCGGTATATCATAAAGCGCATAGGGGCATTGATGAATCATGATATAAAAGGACAGCTTGACAAGATAGAAAAGGACTTGCAGCAGCACAAGGTGGAGAGCTGGCGGCATGAAATCTTGACCTTTGCAAATGAATGTATGAACCGCAGGAAGCACACGAAAGAAGAATTTGACAATTTCTTTGAAACACATAGCGACTATGAAGAGTACATAAAAGCAAACAAGCTGGAAAACGGGCGTGTAGATATGGCTTACAAGTATGTAAGCAATGTATATATGCGCCGTTGTGAAAAGAATGATTTTCTTGTGGAAAGGGAGGAAGACGAAGAATGAACATTTTGTGTTTTATGCTTGGGTTTATCCTTTGCGGTTTTATTGTTTTCCTGTATAACCTGCGGTGGGTTGCGGCAGCAAGGCGCAGGCGAAAACGGGAAGCAGAAAAGGACCCGACAAAGAAGACACAGGCAACAAAAATCATTGTCTTTTCAATCATGATAACTTACTATATCGCTTTTGCGGTTGCGGTGTGGGTAGTGATTGCAAAAGACATATACCAGCTTTCAAGCCTGCTGACTTTTACGGGCGGCGTTGCGGCTTTTGCGGTTGCGTTCTATTGCTGGAAGAGTAAAGCGGAAAATTTAGAGAAGATAAAAAAGGGGAACCCGGACTTGTGCGGTTCCCTTTCTGATTTTTCCGGCATGGGTTCACAGTAAGGGAGGAAGGGAACATGAAAGAAGAGCTGAAAAGACAGATTGCAGCGGAAGCGGCAAAGGTTATCTTTGCGAATGAAGGAAATTATTCTTCTGTAAATGCTGATGATAACGGGGCGTTAAGCGTCGGGAAGGTACAGTGGCACGGGAACCGGGCATTGTCGCTTCTGAAAAAGATTGTACAGGATATGGGCGCAGGAGCGGAAGCGGTTCTGGGCGGGAGCCTGTACCGGGAAATCATGACAGCTTCCGACTGGTCAGGAAGGAAAGCAGCGGCAGAGGAAAAAGCGAAGCTGTCAAAGGTTCTGGGGAGCGTTCAGGGAAGACAGGCGCAGGACAGACAGGCAGAAGAAGACATTCTTTCATACGTCACACACGGGGCAAAGATGGGGATTGAAGACCCGCAGAGCCTTGTATATTTTGCTGATTTAGAGAATCAGGGAGGGGCGGGAGCTTCAAAGCGTGTCGGAAACGCAGCAGCACAGAAAGCCGGGGGAACCGGGAAAGTAAAACTTGACCACATACACGGGGCGGCACTTGCGGACCGTGTTATGGGTAAATACAGCAGCCGCAGGAACCTTGTATATAAAAAGGCGCAGCAGCTTTTCAAGGGGACTGCCGGGGCTGAAAATAATCAGACAGGAGGTAATGAAACTATGTCAATCAGAATCGGACACGCAAGCATTTCTGAAAATGGGAGCGTGAACGGCGCAAAGGGAGACAGCACGGGAAAAGAAGTTTGTGTGCGTGGGTGGTATTCTAAGCCGTGGGACTTTATGGCGGTACACCCGGAAGCAGCCGTGCGGGAGAGACACGCACAGGCGGTGGAAGCAGCCTGCGAAAATGACAATATCGGTTACGGGCAGGGAGACAGGAACACGCTGAACACGCTGGCAAAAGCGGTAAATTATGATCTGTCAAAAGTAGGGAAATGTAACTGCGATTGTTCCAGCCTGCAAAATGTGGCTGCGGTTGCTTCCGGCGCAGCGGGCGTGTCATACGGCAGTAACGGCTGGACGACACACAGCATGAAAGCGGCATTGCAGAAAGCGGGTTACAAGATCATTACTGACCGGGCATATCTGGAGAACGCCGCATATTGCGTCCGGGGCGCAATCTATGTAAAAGCGTCAAGTCATACGGTATGCGGGCTGGATAATGGGGCGAACTATCAGAAGACGCTTGCAAAGGCAGGGCTGGCGGCAGGAAATCAGCAGCCTTCCGGCAGTCCTTCTTCTGGGTCCGCTTCTTCCGGGGAGCAGGTATACACGGTGCAGGGGGGCGACACGCTTTCAAAGATCGCTGCAAAGTTCGGCACTACATACCAGA